GGGGTAATATTCGATCCCAGCGTACAGCACCTTCGGCTTGCGGTAGCTGAGCATCGCCGCGCTCACGCAGAGTTTCAGATAGTCGCTGCGCTTCACGCGCCCTCACCTGCCTTTTCGGCGATCATGTCCCGCAGCGCGCCCAGCGCGCGGTAGATCTTCGGGCGGCTCTCCTCATCCAGCTCGTCGACGATCTCCGTCATGCGGTTCACCGTCTCCTGTGCCTGCCGGAACAGGACGGCAAACTCCGCGAGTTCCTTGTTGTCCATCGCCGCGGCGCTTTTTCTGGCCTTGTCCAGCTCAGCGCGCAGCGCCGCCGCCTCGTCCTCTGCCTTTTCGGCCTTTTCTGCCGCGGCCTGCGCGTCCGCTTTTGCTTGTGCCAGGTCCTCTCTGGCCTTTTTCAGCTCCTCAGCCTTCTTGCCGATCTTCTCCTTGGCGGAAAGTTCCGCCTCCTTCACCGCCGCCGCGATCTGTTCCTCGCTCGCGTCCACGGTCTGCACCGCCACGTCCACGGGCTTCTCGCGCAGCGCTTTCAATTCCCGTTCCAGCTCTGCCGCGCGCTCCTGCGCGGCCAGCGCCGTTCCCTGCGCGTTTTCCACCTCGGCGCGGGCGGCTTCCGCCGCGTCCTGCGCCTTCTGTGCTTCCGCCGCGGCCTCCTCGTTGGCCTTGCGCTGTTCGTCCAATTCGTGCCGCGCCTTGTCGCGTTCCAGCTCAGCGAGCTTGCGCTGCCGGATGGCCTCTTCGAGCTCGCGTTTGCTCATCTCGGCAACGCTTTTTTCTTCCCCGTTGACGACGTGTTTTTCGCTCGCAAAATTCTCTCGCTCAGATGCCGGCAAAGCCAGTAATACCAAGGCTTTCGAGGTCCCCAAATCCCCCACCAGTGAGGTATTTCCGTACTCCCTCGCAAGCTGCATAAATCGCTGCGCGCTCGTCTCCGAAAACTCCACTTTTTCGCTCAGCCACGGCAGCCATTCCCCGTGTTTGAGCTGTGCTTTTGCCTCGATCAGCCGCTTGCCAATCTCGATGACGGCCTGTCCGCCGACATTTTTGTAAAAAATGATCTCGTCCGTGATGGCGGTGATGCTGCGCACCTCGCCGGCCACGGCCATTTCCATTGTTTCGCTCATGCGCCTTTCCTCGCTTTCTTGTCTGCTTTGTTCGTTTCGGCGAACTTTTTGCATTGTTCCTCCATAAACCACGGCGTCAGCACCTCGCGCTCCCATCTGTCGCAGAAGTCGCGTACATTTTTCGGGATGCCGTGCTCATACTGCTTGCGCTCGCCGTGGCGTTCGTTGCCGTAGCCGTGCAGCTGGATCTCCTTAGGCATCGCCCGCGTGAGGTCAATGTTCAGCGTGTAGTAGCTTCTCTCCGGTCTGCGGTAGTGCCGCACGAAGAAGATCGGCTTGCCGCTGCAATGCGTCCTGCCGTAGGTACCCACGCAGTGCCGCAGCGTCTTCCCTTCGTCGATCAGCTCCCGCTCCTCCTGTGGGATGCGGATGCAGAGTTCGCCGTCCGTCCATTCCAGCGCCTTGAGCCGGATATAGACCGGCGTAAAATCTGCCGAGTAGTACTTCACGCCCTCGTGCGCCGCGTACATCTCCATTACGCGGTCGTGCGCCGCTTGCAGATCGCGCGGCCACAGCGTTTCGTTCTGGTCCGCCAGCCACAGTGCCCGCAGCACGCGCCGGTAATCGAGCAACAACTGCACGCCGCCTTTCAGCCGCTTTTGCTTTTCGAGGTATTTCACCACATGTGTCGGGTGCAGATCGGTCTCGACGGCCCGATAGGCACCCAGCAGTTTTTCCATGTCGTTCAGGCCGAGCTTGCCGACCTCCTGCACGAATTGCAGCGCGTCCGCGTTCTTTACAAGCATTCGGTAGCTCGCCCAGCACCGCGCGGTGCCTTCGCTCCAATGCTTCCCGCGCACCTCGCGGAAGGCTTCCTTGCTCATGCCGAGCATTCGGTGCGGCTTCGTCTCGCTCCAATCGACCCACGGGATATTTGGTGCGTCGCGCAGCATGGAATAGTTGCCGCACATGTTCAGATAGTTGTCAATGGTCTGCGTCACCGCCTCGCCGAACCCCTGCCGCATCAGGTTTTCCACCTGCGGGTGCTTGCGCCAGACGTGCAGATACGCCCCCGGCCAGGTTCCGCCCGCGCCGATGTATTTGTCCAGTGCCGTCTTCTCGCCCGTCGTTCCGCCGAGCTCTGGGCCGTAGGCGCATACCCAGCCGCCGACCTGCCGTCCGTTCACGGCGCCGTGGCAGTAATAGGGCTGCTGCATCGGGTCGCGGCTCTGCTTGCAGGGTGTCCACGTTACGTCACGCGCCTCGTTACTGTGGCGCATCGCGCGGAAGCGCCGCAGCACGCCGCAGCGGTCCACGATCAGCGCCGCGTGCGGCGAGAACGTCACGACGTCTGTTCCCGTGTTGTCCTGATACCGCGCCACCATCCAATAGAGCACCGCGAGATATCCGTCAATGTTCAGCGTTTCGGCTTGCAACGCTTGAAGCGTGCGCCCTTGCCGCAGCTCACTCCGCCGCGTCACGACCATGCTCTGGTAGCAGCGCGGGCAAACGATCGTCTCGTCGTCAAAAAAGATTTGCGCATCGTCGTCTCCCTTGTCGACGTAGCCGTCATAAATCTGCCCGTCCTCGCCCTGCCGCAGGACGATGCCACTCGTACCGCTGTCGCTGACATAGCCCGCAAAAAACTCTTCTCCGCAGGCTGAGCAGGTGCAGCGCGCGCCCCAGCGGCGCTTCCGAGACTTCTCCCAGCGGTCCCAGTCTTCCGCGTCCATGATCTGCGCAATAGGATTTGCGGTCTCCACGCTCTCGCGGCTGTAAAGCATCAACCCGGTCCCGAGCACGTCGTTGTCATAGATATCTTCCAGCACGTCGTTTTGCAGGTCTCCGCATGGCTGGAACGGCAGCTTGTCCGCCAGATTCTCCCATCCGGCGTCTGTGCGGCGGCTCATAAAAAGTCCGCAAGGTCCACGACCTTGCGCCTCTCCGTCCGCGGTGCTGCGTCTGTGCCGCGCTCCGGCAGGCCGAAAAACTCACGCAGGATATCCTCGGCCTCCGTGGGCGTCACGCACCCGCAGTTGCCGACCTTGTTCTTTTTTGCTCGCTCGGCGATCTTCTTCTCCGCCGCCGCGAGCGTCATCTCCTTGTTCTGCGTCAGGTCTGTCAGCAGCAGTGCCGCCGCGGCCTCGTTGCCGCGGACCATATCTTTCAGCTGCTCGCCCACCATCCACACCGCCGAGCGCTCTTTCGGCTGCTGGCCCTCAATGGCGGCAATGGCATCTTGAATCGTACTCATTTCCCTTGCACTTCTTCCCCGCCGCATGCTATAATGGCGGGGAAGAAAATCTCCTTTCATGTGTGTTTTTCTTCGTGGCGGTTGACCGGTGCCATCGGTCAGCCGCCTTTTTCATGCGTTCGCGGCCTGCATGGCCCATTCCGGCATGGCGCTTTTGGCTCTCGTCCGCCGGTCCGGCACGTACAGTGGGCAGCGCACAACGCGGTAGCTGTCGGTCGTGTAGCGGTAGCACTTCTCGCCGTGCTCGCTTTTCGAGCCGTTGATCGTCGTTTTCTCCGCCTCCCAGCCCTTCACGGGCTCGAAGCGGATCGCGTGCGTCACGGGATCTCGCTCCGTCCACGAGCAGCCGCCGCACGCCCGCGCGCACGACCAGCACAGCGTCGGCCGCGTCTGCGGTGCGATAAACCGCTTGTCGTCCATCATCTGCGGCGCGTT